GAATCTTTGTATTAACTTCTCCTGAAAAGGCCACATATCAAAACCGACAAGACCTTCATCAACGTTTACGATTTTAATGTAATTTTTAGCAAAATAAACTGGATCATCTTTACACTTGATGAACTCAGATATTTGATCTGCACTAAATTCAACTGGAGTATTTGCCTTTTTTAAATTAGGATTACCCAGATATATGTTATCAGACATAATCTATCAACTCTCTCCAGCAAACATTAATGGTTTAGTTGGATCATTAGGTGCTGGATCAAAATACAATACTGTAGCATTTGGATATACCTTTCTTACTTCAAAAGTAATTTCTGCTTTTGTTGGTCTACTAAACTTAGGAAAAAACATGTATAATTGAATTGGATTTCCTCTCCAATTTAACATGATACTATACGTTCTACCTCTTTCCTGAACACGAAGATATGATTCTCTAATATCTTTAAATCTTTTCATTATATGTTAGAACTTTCTATTATTTAGTATTCTGTTGATCGATTCCGTTTTTTAAGAGTTTCTGCAATTCTGCAGTAGAACCAACAAACAAAGCATTATTCACAGTCGATGGACCTTTTTTCTCTTCTGCATTTAATTCCTTTGTCTTTAATTGCAATTCAATTAACTTATCAGTTGTATCTGCTACATTCTTAAGCAATTGACTCACAACCTCATATGCTCTTGGTTGTTGACCTTCTTGTGCAACCTCCAAAATACTATCAAGTGCTTCTTGTCCCTTCTCAATCAAAGAGTAAAGATTTCCTCGTGTATATTCATAATCACGAATAGAATCAGGTTTTTCCCTCTCTAATTTTTTAAGTTCTTTCTTTGAATCTTTAATAACATCTTTTGCTTGATCTACAACTTCAATGTCAAGAGAATCATTTATACTATCAAATTTACTCATACGTCAACTCCTTTAGATGGACTGTAAGTTTTACCATCATTAAAATCAAATCTACTTTCACTAAATCCGAAGTCATCTCCAAGATCTAGTAGTGCATCATCTGCTGCATTTATAGCATTAACTGCAGTACCTTGGTTGTGTGTATCAATTGTAGTACTGTATTCACCTCTATTAACTAATAATGTATTTCCAGTAATTTTTCTGATATACATTGTTTCGTTATCAATTTGTATATATGTCTTCTCTACAAGACTTACTGCATCACCAACGTCAAATTGAGTTTTAGTGGTATCGAGATTTGCAGCAAGAACTGTAGTTGCATCATCATTATAATCTTTGGTAGCAGTTGGTTCTGCTGTATATCTGAGATCTCTAGATGCGGTTTTCCTATTCTTAGTTTGAGCACTATAATCAACTTGAACTTTCTTAATAAGTCCTTCAGATGAAGTAGGAACGGGACCAAATAAGTATGTCTTTGCAGTAAAGTTTAAATCATGTGTAATTACTCTTTTATCATCATATGTACCACTAAAATTATCATCAAAAGAAAGATTATCTAATACCATAGGAATATCTCTCTTTTCTCCTATGGATGAAACTAGATCTACTGTTAAATTAAATGATGGTTGAAAATATGGAAGTATCTGTTCAATAATTTGTAATGCATCTTCATTGTATTGTGTCATTACTGATAATGTAAATCCAATATTATAAGGAACTGGCATAAAAAGTTTCTTTGCAACCTTAGTACCAGTAGTAGTTGATGCTTTAAAGGTTTGCATCGTAGAAACTTTTCTAGAATTATCATATTGTATACTAGACATTTCAAATGCTAGTCTAGGTAAAGTTATTGCTACTCTCTGTCTTAAATCTGGTTTTTGTTCTAATCTTGCAAGAAACTTTTCAACTGGACCATATGCAATCGGAACCCTGACACTACTATGAATAGATCCGTCTGGTTTCTTATGTTGAATATCAATTGTATTAAAAAGAGTACCAAACGCTATGATAGTCTTTCTAATAATTTCGTGATAGTAATATTGTCCTAACATAATGTTGTGGTTTACTTATAATAACTATTTAGAACTCGCCAAATGGATTTGTTTCAGTAAAGTCTAAAATTGAGTCTGCTTCAGTCTCAAATGGAGTATTTTCATTGAATGTATCTTCCTCGTCTTGATCCGATGCAGTCTTAACAATATATTGAGTATCAGTACCACCCATAGTAGTTCCAATTCCTACAACTGCTTCTCCAGGAACGAAACTACCACTAGGTCTTGTGACTTTAAGTATTCTTTCATCATAATCCCAACTCTGTACATGAGCAGTTGTTCCAGAACTAACTCCTCTAACAAGTTCTTTATATTGGTAATTTCCTGTTGCAAATCCTACAGCAGCAGGTGGATCTATTGTTATTGATGGTGCTACGTTATAACCTGCACCAGCATTACTATATCTAATTGCAGCAACTTCATTATTGGTATTAAGAACTGCTTCTGCTTTTGCATCAGCATACCCAGTAACAGGATTTCTATTACTTGGATCATTAGCAAAAGTAACAGTTGGTGCAGAAGTATATCCAACACCAGCATTAGTTAATGTCATTGAAGTAACAATTCCTGCAGTGATACTACACGTTGCTGTTGCTTGCGTTCCAGCATCTGAAGTATTTTGACTATTTCCTTTGAAATTGGAATTATAGAAATAATCATATGAAGCAGTTCCTCCACCAGGTGGATCTATCTGATAATGTCTACCATACTGATAACTATTACCACCATAATCTATTACACTTGCTGTTATTCCACCACTAGCATTAACTGCAGTTACTCTTACATATGCATCAGTACCTGTTCCTACAGTATAACCAGTTCTAGGTTTAATCAAACATTCATTACCAACGACAAAACCAGTTCCGAGTCCACTCGGTGTCCATTGTGTTACAATTCCTACTCTTAATGCAGGTGCTGCTATTGTAACTGCAGGAGCAGTCTTATATCCTTCACCACCTGTGGTAATGTTCAATCCAGTTAATATACCAACATTACTTGTATTTGTAGTTGCAGTTCCAACTAAAGCAGTTGCAGCTGCTGCAGGTGTTGACTGATCTATAGTAACATTTGGTATTGCTCCATATTGTTCTCCACCATCAGTAACAGTAATTGCACTTAATCCCTTTACACCAATAACAGCAGTCGCTATACCACCAGATCCCAGTACATTTGCACTTCTAACTGTAACTGTAGGTGGTACTGTATATCCAAATCCTGGATTAGTTAAAAGTATTCTATCAATAGATTGACCTGTCTGACCAGTACGACTTGTCATAATAGCAACAGCAGTTGCATTGATACCTCCAACTGGTGCTGTTGTAATACCAATTGTTGGTGGAACTGTATATCCTGTTCCATCATTAATTAAATCAATATATCCAAGACCATCTCCAACGGTTAGTCCACTTGGAGTAGTTGCTTTTTGCACACTTGCAGTTGCAGCACTTGCACCAAGACCAACCATAGTTAATGTCGTAATATAACCAAACTGATCTACAGCAGTATCTACTGCTTCAATACTTGTATCGATTGCCTGATCAATTTCAGCATCCATTACCTCACAACTTAAGGTATAAACATATAAATTGTTTAATTGATAAAATGGTTTTCTTGCCTCAACATACTTAATCTCAAACATAGTATTATCAAGAGGAAGAAATATCAAATCTCCTTCTTGTGGTCTTGTAGATACTTCTACTTCGGAACCTAAGAATGGAGTAATGAAATCTTCATATCTTTCTTTAGAAACAACAAGATTAACAGCATCTGTCGTCTTTACACCAAATTTTGATAGTATATCTCCAGATCCTTCAAATCCTTGATAATTTAATAGATATGCTTCTAGTCTGTAAGCATCATCAAATGTAGATGCTACAATTTCTTTAATAATAGATGTTTTATTAACAATNTTTCTGGGAAGATATACAACATCTTGCCCATATATTTTTAACTGTTCATTAATTATATCTTGGACTAATCTTTGTTCGCTAGTCGATCCTTGCAGAAAATAGGGAGAAAGTGGCATGGCATTATCCTATCATGTCAAGCGGTGGTAACTCGTATTCTGTCTTAAGTTCGTATTCAAGTTGTTCAATTTCTAACTTTGCATCATCAAACATTTGTCTTCCATTTAAAGAAACACCACCAGGAAGCATAACTCCTTGGAACTTCATCATATTAATACCCCACTGCCTTTTAATTAAAGCAGTAACATACCTTTTTAACCACCAATCATTATAAAAATCATCACATCCAACTGGATCTATAAGTCTAGTACATTCGACAATTAAATAAGTATCATTAGAAACTTGATCCCAATCAATATCTAAGTATAATCTATGCCTTTTTTTATTAAACCTAAGTTGAACATCTGGAGTAATAAGTCTACTTAAATCCTCAAGATAGGTTTTAACCATAGCATAATTCATCAAATCAAGAGCACCATAATAATAAAGATCATTTAAGAATATTTGATATTTAATATTAAATAATCCACTTGATATAGTACTAGCATCCATCTTAAATACTTTTTCTACTCCGAGTACGTGATCGGGTAGTTGTATATAATTATTTCTTTCTGTCCATGATGCACCACCAGGAAATCCACTACCACCACCAGTTGTTGTAGTATTGCTAGTTTTTATTGTATTTAAATTTGCTTCAGTCAATTCATGCTTCAGAAATGNTTTTTCTGAACCATCATAATGTCTTTCTTGGAAATATTGAATAGCATCATCAAGTTGATCATCAATCTGATCATCATCAACGTTAATTTCAAGGACAGGATAACCTAGTTTTCTTAGAGCATAATCTTTTAATTGCTCTCTACTTTTGCATACTGCCATTAATCCTTACCCTTCTTTTGGTATTTATCTTCATTTTGTTCATCGTAAAATTTTTGTAACTCAATATTCTGTTCAATTAACTTTTTTCTTTCTTCGCCAAAATCATTAGTTAAAGTTTGGATTTTTGCTTCTAAAAGAACATTTTGATTTGTCAGAGTTGATAACCTTTGATTGTATAATTGCACTAATACATTAATATCAACTTCACGGTTATTTTCCATATTTTAAAAAACGCCTCCATCTAGAGTTGTAGTCCACACAGGTACTCCTGCTGCATTTGTAGTCAATACGTAGTTTGAAGTACTTATACCAGAAGCAGGTGTTCCAGTAGAAGTCATCTTACCAGTAGAGTCAAAGTATATAGCACCACTAGTAGACCATTCACCACCACTAGCACCTTGATAATAGATACCTTTGATATCTAAGAAACCCCTTACACCTTCAGCAGTATTACCAGTTACAGTAGCCTGTGGAATNTAAGTCCATGCTCTTGCTGGAACATTAGTATTACCACCATTAGCAGNTGCACCAGCACCATCAATATAACCAAAGAAACCTGTTTTATTGTTTGCAGATCCAGTGCCTGTATTGTATGTGAATGATAAACCACGATCAGTGTTGGTATCAAATGCATGGGTAACTGTTATTTGACCACCAGTACTAATACCAGCAGTTGATACACCAGTATATGTGATAACATTTGTACTAGTATTATATGCAGTAACAGTAGTCAAACCAGAGTTTGGAAGTCCAGCAGCAGCAATAGTATCACCAGTATTAATGCCAGCAACGCTATCTACTGTTATTGTAGAAACACCAACAGCAACATTATATGTCATTACTGTCAATGTACTAGTAACATCACCAACATGCATAATTGGATCATTTAGAGTTGCATTTGTAGAATTAACAGTAGTTGTAGTACCATCTACCTGTAAACTACCTTTTACAATTAAAAGACCTTCACTACTTAATCCATCTGGATATGGATCAATATACATTACATTTCCACTTGTGGATGCAATAGTATCTTGTTTTATTTGAATATTATCAATGGTTGTACCACCAGTAATACCAATACCAGCATTAAATTGCCATGAAGCACCAGTAACTAAAACCTTATCTGTTCCATTTTCATCATATTCAATCTTAGCATTTTTATCAGTACCAAAGGTAAGGAAACTATCATCAGGAATTATAACTTCACCAGTTCCATGAGTATCTAATATTAGATCACCATTAGCATTACTAGTGTGTATGGTATTACCATTAAGAGTTATATTATCTACAGTCCACTGATCAACTCTAGGTAAATTAGCAAGAGAAGATCCATCTCCAACATATCCACTATACCCATGACTTAAAATTGGAACGAAACCATTAGTAGCAGTGGTTGGGTTTACCTGACCCTGAACCAATCCTGGTGCAATACTAAGCATGTCGGTGTAGTATCGACCACCAACTTCTTGTACGTTTGAACTGTTATCACCAGCAAATAGTCTTCCACCCTTATTACCGTGGGTTCCTACTCCAACGGTGAGACCTAATTCACCGAAATTTAGACTCCCAGGAGCGGCTGTTCCCGTCGATCTTTTTACTCGAATAATACTTGCCATGGCTAGAAGTTACCCCCGTTGATGTCCAAATTCTGTGTTGTTCCTGGTGTTAAATCTAAAGTGGACTCCCACTTAGAAGTAGAAGAATTATATACCAAAACCATACCGTTAGATAAACCACCTGAAATGTCAACGTCACTTAAAGCACCTAGAGTTCCACCAGCACCACCAAATGTTGCAGGAACTTTTATTGCATTTTGAGATCCAACTCTTACTTTAATATCTGCCATAGATTTTTAAAATGTAGTAGTAATACCAGCAGTAACAATTGCACTACCTTCAACGACTCTAGTTATCAGATTAGATCCATCCTTTAGTAACAAGTCATAACCATACCTTCCAGGTTTTAATGCTTTAGTAACAGTATTACTTAAAGCAATTTTCACTTGTCCTTGTGCTCTGTTTGGAAAAGATACAGCAAATGTAGCAGTCGTGTTCAATGAAGCTGCATGTTTCTTCATCCTAGACACACCTGTATAACCAGTCAAATCAAGAGGTGCATTATTGCTTCCTTCAAGGTTGTATGTCTGATTAAAATCAGCACCAACATCAATTACTATATTACTAATATATGCTGCCATTATTAGAACATTAAAATAAGTCTTACAGATATTTATAAATCAATTATGCACAATTGATTTAAGTAGGGATTTTATCTCCTCTATATCNGTTTTCATACTACTAACATCCGATTTCAGATCGTCAATCTCTCTCTTCTGTTTGTATTTCTTTTCTGATAATTTTAAAAATTTATCAAATTCACTCTTATTATTATTTACGATTGCATGATTACGAGTATCTCTTACAAGACTACTATCACTATCAACTTTCAAATAATCATTCATTATTCACTTGCAAATGATCTTAAAGCGATACTTCTATAATTTCTAATCCTTGGTGGTTTTGCCTGATTAGTTGAAGTCATAACTACCTTAATCATGAATCCACTAAATTGTGGAGTATTTTCGGCAGTAAACTTATATTCACTAAATGTATTAGGTTTAGTATTTGGTTTTACAACTTTATCTGGAGAACCATTAGTATTAAATGGAACGTAAGTCTGACCAGCATCAGAACCATCATTTCTAAAGAGTTTATAGAATACTCTAATATCTGCTTCTTCATCTCTATGTGCATCAAATTGGATGTAAAGAGAGTTGGATGGGAATTCTAAATCAATTTTTCTAGTTTCATAAATGGCAGAATTTGGATCCAATCCAGGAATTCTTACTAAACTATTATTCTCATAGTCACCTACTTTTTGATCTACCAAGTTACTCATTAGAATAACATTAGCATCATTCAAATTAATGAAAGGTGAAACATCTTCATTATTAGTTTTCAGTGTTAGTTCAAGTGCAAATGACTTATCATTGCCAAGTAAATTGTATTCATTTGTCTTAGAAGCAATAATTCTTGGATTCTCTAATTCATTAACCTGATTAAGTGATACTGTTTCGTATCCCTTATCTTCAAATGATGCTTCAGACCCACTTATACTTGTTCCAGATGTAGTCTTAACTTTAGCACTAACACTCGTTCCTGTTGGGTTTATTACACTGATTCTTGGATCAACTGCTTCAAATGGAATGTTTTGTGAGATTCTTAGATTGCTACTTCCACCAACTTTTGAAGAAGCAAAGGATTTATTAGTATCATCAAGTTTAATATAATAATCATTAAATCCTCTTTC